GCATAGATGAAAGTCTTTGCTGTATCTCTTGATTCAAGCCCTGCAAGGTTTTGATTAGTCGTGTGTATGTCTCCGTTGACAACTTCATTTATATACTCCTCATCGTTCATGTAATGTGCTAACATACGAAGTTCTAGTCCTGAAGCATCAACTCCAACTAAAACATTCCCGTCTTCTACAGTCCAACAAGCTCTACATTCTTGACCGAAGGGACTGTAAACAGCAGGTACTTGAGCAACATTAGGATGGTTGTGAGACATACGACCAGTGATAGTTCCGTTGGGAATAACTGAACCATGTACTCTACCATCTTCTTCTAAAGCATCTAACCAAGATTGTATCTGAGCAATACGCTTTTGATACAACAAGAAGTCTGCAATCAGTTTAGCTTCATGTATATGGGTAATCTTTTTAAGAGTCCCTTCATCTACAATTGGCTGACCTGTTGGTGTGAAACGTTTAGGTTCCCAACCAAACTCCATTAAGTACTCACCTATTTGTTTACGACTGCCGAGATTAAACTCTTGTAGTTCTTGTCGCATAAAAGGTTTATGGTTACCTGTATCAATACATTGTTTGTATTCATCAACAGTTAGTCCTGACTTAGATAGCTGTCCATCTTTCTTAAACTTAGGTGTTACCCATTTAACATCAACCATCCTAGGTTTAAAAGTACGTTGAACTTCATCAGTAACTTCGTACATCTTATCTTTAAGTTTAGCAAGTAACATGGTAGCTTGCTTCTCGTTGAAAGCAAACCCATTGTTTTCTTGGTCGGATATTACTTTAGCTACTGCATGTTCAAGAGCAATAGATTGATCACTAAAACCTGCCTGTTCTTTTAATAAAGCAAGGTAAACTAATTCGTTCAACCTTACATCATTACAACAATACTCAAGCATCTGTGGTGTGTACTCATCAAAGTCTATAGGTTGTTCTTGTTTAGCAAAGCCAACACGATAACCCCAAGTCTTTAAACTATGACCGTTCTCACGGATAGGTTTAAATAATCTAGACATCACAAGAGTATCTTCAATTTTCTTATGATAAAGATCAACACCTGTTAGCTTCTTAATAACATCAAGATCGAATCGTAAGATGTTATGTCCAACTAAAGTATCAGCTTGTTTTAAAAACTCAATACCTTCGTCAAGTTTATGAGGTGGGAACTTATGGATTTCTCCATCGAGTTCTTTTGCTACAATACAATGAAGCTTTGTAGGTTTTAACCCATCACATTCTATATCAAATATAATTTTAGAATTCTGTGTTGTCAAATGTTTCCTCCTCTGATACTTCAAATAGTCTACCAGTTTCGTTGTTATATCTTAAGCTACATGCCAGTCCAGTATCACCTGTGTATCTTGATTTAAGTACACGTACTTTTGTAGTGTTAGCTTCTTCTTGGTTCTCTGCTTGTTGATTTCGTTCTAATGCAATCACACAATCAGATAACTGTGCTATACCTTGAGAACCTTTCAGGTGAGACAGTGATACTTCAACTCCATTCTCATGCCCTTTATCACCTGAGGCTCTACGTAAATGAGATACTAATATCATACCTACGCCTGTCTCTTCAACAAGACTACGTAATTTATTCATTAACATATCAATACCTCTACGTTCATCACCTTCATGTAAAACATTAACAAGCATATGTAAGTGATCGACTACTACCCATTTACATTCACAGCCTACAATGATGTATCTAAGTTTAGCAAAGATATCATCAATGTCTGTAGCACCTAAATGAGCATGGATAAAAACACGACCTTCAGGAATAACAGTATCAAACAACTTAGTTAATTGTTCTTCACTGTACTTATCACGTTTTTCATTTAAGTAAACCCTGTCATTAGCTTCGATAGATATAATTCCATCAGCAGTTCTAAGCCAGTTCTCTTCAAGGGCTACGATACCTACGTTATCTTTAGTGTTCTTAATGAGCCAATGTTCTAGTTCCCTAGTTACACTAGACTTACCAAGTCCTGTCCCACCTGTAAGAGTTACAAGCTCACCTCTACGAAGACCATACAGCTTTTTGTTTAAGCCTTCCCAAGGATATGCAATGCTTTCTTTAACCTCACGATTAAGCCATTCATCTTTCTTAGATGATAACTCTAAGATGCCTGATGGTGTATAAGTTCTAGCTTCCCACCATGCTGACATAAACTCTTGAAATCTTTTCTGATTAAGCATGTCGTTAGCATCTTTGTAACCGTTAGGGAAAGTCATGATCTTAGCCTTGCCGGGTTTTAATATACGAGCCACAGCTTTTGCTGCATCTTTACCTGCCCTATCGTTATCAAAACATAAGACCACATTCTCAAATGATTCAACAAACTCAATGCTTTCTCGGATATCTTTAACAGCACCCGATGCACCACGCTTCAACGAAACACATGCCCACTTTGACTGCATCAATTCATAAGCAGCCATGGCATCACATTCACC